TCTGCCATTTTATTCACTCCGTCTATTATCTATTTTAGCTACTTCTCGCGCATACTTTTCGAGTGGTATTCTCATTTTCTTCGCAAACGCAACTTGACCCGGTGATAATTCTACCGATTTCTTCCGCCCTGATTTTACTGACCGTCCAGTGGACGCGGGAGCAACAGTCTGGGCGTTGGACCGTTTCTCCTTAAACTTCTGAGGCATTTCCTTACGCATACGGGAGTCGATTTCTTTATAGTAATCGTCCGATGCAGGATCAAATCCCTCTTCTAAAACTAATTCTTCATGAATTGCTTGAGCAGTTCGCGTCATAATGCGATCACTACCAAACCAATTATTTTTCCCTAACCATCCTTCTAATTTAGGATCACGAGCAGGGGCTTCTTGCTGTGCAGGAGCTTGTTTAGCTTGCTCTGCTTGCTGTTGTTTCTGTTGCTGACGCTGCTGCTTTTGACGCTCAAGCTGACCTTTTTGATTGCGAACCTTTTCTTTGGCTACTGCAATCTGAGCGAGAGCTTGTTGAGCTTTGGCAGCGCGATCATAATCACCAGCCTCACTTGCTTCTGCGTAAGCACGAGTTGCTTGAGCTTCCTGAGACTTCAAGCGACCTTCAGCTTCAGTGTTGTATCCTGCACTAACTTGTTGCAGGCGAGTCTTCATGGACTCATTTTCTTGCTGAACTTTTTGAGCATACTGAATAGCTGCTTGAGCTTCTTCAGAGGCTTGCTTACGTTTTGCTGTTAACTGATTAATTCTTCGCTGAACTGATTCACTGTAATTCTCTAGCTCATCATCTCCAGAAGATTTACCACGAACATTTGTTCGGGTTTCTTCGTCATCGCTTGATGATGATTCAGCATTTTCTACTTGATCATCTTCAACTTCGACAGAAGTACCCTTCTCGAATTCTTCTTCTTCGCGAATGTCTTCAGACATAATTAGTTTCCTTGCTCTCAATTACCTTATACATAAGAAATGTCCTTCGGGTCAAGGATTGTTGAGATAATATTATCGTCATTTATAATACGAACCTCAAGTCCTTCCACTTTGAACCTATTTCCACTATATCTTCCTATAAGAACCCAATCTTTCTCACGACACCAAGGACCGCTTGGGAACTTCTGGGAGTCGCTGTAAGCGTCTGGACCTAATTTCACAACATAAGCCGCGACAGTAGCAAAGGATTCACGCTCACGAACTGAATCAGGAACGATAATACCACCCTTTGTTTTCTCACTGGGATAATAAGGAATGATGAGAACACGATAGCCTGTTGGCTGTGGTAATCTCTCTAAAGCTGATTGCTCCAAATCGGAGGGATCATCTGAGTTTTTGTTCTTGGCACTTTTGCCAAAAGCATTTTCTATTGATTTAGGAATCTCTGGGACTTCCTGTATTGCCTTTGCCGTTGCTCTTGCAACGTGTTCTGGCACAAATAACTTTTTAGTCATCCGCGTACTCTATACCTTTCATCGCGACTTTGAGTTCTTCCTCAACGTAGGCCATGCCGCGTATTTCGCCCACTATATACCGATACTCCTCGAAGGTTTGTATCGAACCGTCCGCAAGCCTGTCTTTTAAACGGGCATCGCGCTCACGAATACTCTTATATAAATACTCTGCTAAGTGTATTGCATCCATACCACATATAGTATGATATTATGCGGGAGATACAAGTAGAAATACCAGAAAGTCAGAAAATACCTTGGAATCTCTGGGGTTTTGCTATTTTACTAAATCTACTTAGATTTTTTGGCTGTTGATTTTTTATTTGAAGAATTTTCCTTTTGGGCTTTTGGTTTTTTAGTCCACGCTTCGTTTTCGGGAGTGGCTGGATCATCTGCAATAAAGTATCCGTTTTCATTCCGCGCCCTCACTTCTTCAACAACAACTTCTACTTTAACAACAGGTTCTGCTATGACAGTCCCACGCTTTGCTGCACGAATTTGTTCAACTATCTTATCTCTTACTGATCCCATATTATTATTCCTTCGCGTTTGAGTTTAGAGCCGCAATATCTCGCTGTGTTTGAATGCGATCCTCTGCAATTCTTGTTTTATCGGCTAATGCCGCTTCTGAAACATCAATTCTTTGCTGCGCTGTAAGAACGTCATTCTGTTCCCTTTCACGAGCGAACTCTTGTTTCGCTTCAAACTCAGTTTCTTTGCGCTGTAAATCAGCAGCCTTCAACTGGAGTTCTTGATTCCTAATATCTACAAGAGGATCAGACTGTTCAGGTGGAGTAACCGCTTGAACAAGTTCTTCCGTTAGATCAGCAATTATTTGTGCCGCAAGAGAATCAATCTGTGGCTTAAACTGAGCCATAGGATCAGGCGGAGGCTGTTGGCCTTGTGGTCCACCCATCTGTCCCTGTTGCTGCATCATCTGAGCTTGCTGTTGTATCATTTGCATTTGCTCTGGTGGAATCTGAGACATAACTTCCTGCTCTGCCTGCGCTTCCGCGAGTAGCCCTATATGCTCCTGTATGTGGCCCTGTAATGCCATAATGGCATTTGGGTTAAGCTGCATGGCAGGAGTGGACATAACGGCCATGTGAGCCTCTATGTGAGCCTCGTGGTCCTGTTCTGGGAATGCCTGCAAAGGAGCGCCCTGCAAAGCCAACTGGTTTTCCTTAGATGGATTAGCTGGGGGTGGTGGAGGTGGGGGAGGTGGCAGTATGCCATCAATGTTAGTTACGCCCAACGCTTCGTACATTTTGCGATACGCTTGATATAAACCCTGCGGTCCACCGTGTATCTGTGGATTAGACTGCACCAACTGCAACTCTGTTTGTGCCAATGCAATGCGCTGGGACATAGAGAAGATATTGGGATCAGAAACAGGAAGAACATCTACGCGATTATCAAAGTCTTGTGCAAAGATTTCAGGACCCGTCTGCATGTCTGCTGTATATGGGTAAGTCTGAACAGTCTCAGAGAAAATCTTTGAAAGTAACTTAAACTCAATTCGCTGAGAATAATGCAAGCGCTTATGAATTGCAGACATAACCTTAGTGCCGCGTTCCATAATCGCCATAGTCGTGCCAACAGGTGTGTCTCCACCCATCTCACCGACCTTCATATCAGCCATAGACGCAAACCTACGTCCAGCGTCTACAAGTGTGCCAAGGAGGTTATAAAGAGTCCCTGAAGGCTCCTTGAATGGGAGGGGCATCAAAGAGCCTTGCAGGGTCCCCCCAACCACATCAATATCGCGGAACTCGCCCGGTTGAAGGGGAGAGTCTTCGTCGCGGATACGAGCGCCACGGGCTTTAAAGCCTGCTGGTAGGTTGGAGAGCGTGCCTGCATCAATAAGCTGACGCAGTATAGATGTTGAAGCCTGTGCTAATCCACCAATCATATGCGTTAGGCCCAAGCCATAAAAACCCAAACCGGGCAGGAATTTGTAGTGTACAAA